AGCGTGCAGGCAGGCAGGCAGGCAGGCAGGCGCTCAAGCGTGTAGGCATGTAGGCATGTAGGCATGTAGGCATGTAGGCGTACAGGCATACAGGCAAGGCATGTAATTCAATTTCAATCCAAAAATCAGGATTGCAAAATAAAGCGCTTAGAGGAGACTTTTTTATCAAAGGGTATCAAAGTACCACAAAGCACCTAAAAACGCTTATATGGACGTTTAAGGCGCTTTAGAAGGCGCAATTAGGGGAAAATTTGGAAGGCTAAATTAGCCTAGGGAGGATTAGCTTAAAAAAAGGCAAAAAAAAATCCCCTCCCACAATTAAGCAGGAGGGGAAAATTTTAGGCTAGTTAGCTTTTAGCTTGCTCTTTCAAAAATTCTACAAGCTTATCAAGCTTAGTCTCAATCATCACAAAGCGTTGCTCAATAATCATGCCTTCAAGCGTAGCTTCCTCATCAATCTCCGATTGTGTAGGTTGCTCAACTAATTCAGCTTGCGTAGGTTGCTTTGAACCTAACCCATTCGTAAAGTCGAAATCGTCCTCTACGAATAAAGGCATTTTAGCTTTCTTAGCTTTAGGCGCTTTAGCTTTAGGCGCTTTAGGTTTTGCAGGCTCAACAATCTTAACTTCAGGTTCAATTGCTTTAGCAAGTTGGGCAAAAACAGGTTGGTTTGTAGCATCTTGGAATAGCTTTGCTACGTCCTTCAGTTCAGTTGCAGGTATGAGGGAAACTAAGGTTTTCCTATCCTGCAATTTTGAACCTTCAGTTTCAACTGCAATCCCCTTTGCACCTAAGATTGATCGTAACGCCTGATTTTCGTTACCTTTTTTCCTTGAGCTTTCGAGGTATTTAGCCTTGATCGCATCTAGGATTGTTGGATTGATTATGTTTGATGTAGTCATTTGGGTCTCCTTTGACCTTGCTTCCCTAAACGGAGGAAAGCTAACCGTTATGAGTACCATTATTGCACCTAAATCAAAGGTTGTCAACATTGAGCAAAGAAATAGCCATTTGAACTTAAAATCTAGGTAGGACAAGCAAAATACGCCTAGAGAAATGAGGGAGAATTTCAAGCTATTTTTGCGGTTTTTCTCGTGCATTGTTTAGGTTGTGAATATGTTCATTATTGAACCTAGGCAAGGTTAGGTTTGAACTGTAACCGTGCTATCGTTGAACCTGATCGGAGTAGGGTATCTGATGAGTGTACTAAGTCCCGCCTGCACGATCGTGCCTTAGTTATAGGCGAGGTTCGGAAAGTGTGCGCCGATCGACCGTCGGCTTATTGTATTATATATATGTGGTACCCAGAGCGCTGAGATCGTATACGGTGGTGTGGGGGTAGTTGTTAGAAGGGGGAGTGTTTTTTAGATACAGGCCGCCCCTTATAGGACGCTGTAGTGTGCGTTGTTGGTAATGCCTCTTGCAAATATCGCTAACTTCCCTGTCATTGGAGTATCGGTGTGCCGTCCCTCACCACTCTTTCTGTCCTGGAGCATCGCTTGACCCCCAGTGGGAGTAACTCTATGGGTTTTGGTCTTTTTTTTGGTGACCTGGTTACCCATTCTGTTACTGTGCGGTTACATTTGCCGTAAAAAAATTATATACTTATCTAAATTATTACGTCAAGGAGGGTTATGGCGTTAAACAATATGTTAGCTAAAAGCAGCACTGGGGTATCCGAGATAGAACGAAGGGTTTTAAAGGCTATTCCTGAGTGGAAGTTGTGGACTAGGCAATTAAAACAAGTATATATCTTGTTACCAGTGTTTGGTTCTAGCACAGACGGACTGCAAGAGATGTGTAATGAGTTCGGGTGGAGTGTGGAAGATGTCGAAAAAAAAATCGAAAGGACTCCGTCCTTTAGTAAGAGACTACAGGACTATCGTGACACTGGTCAGTACCCTATATTCCCTAGTTCTAAAAAGACCTATATAAAGAAGTCACATCTAGATACTGTATATGCGCATGAGTCTGCTGTAATTAGTTTTATGCACTTAGAAAAAGCAAAAGCACAGGGAAGTGCTGGCGTGAACTTCGCCCTGAAGATGATGGCACAAGGATACTTAGAGTTTATGGAGCCTATAAATAGTAGACCTGAGATTAAGTATTTTATGGAAGGACAAAAGCAGCCAGGTATTGTGCAAGACAATGGTCCTGCACCAGAAGCTGACTTTTCGGCAGATGGACTGCCTGACTTATCATGATATGTGGCAGGCAAGACCTAGGTTGTAAGCAACGGCTATGGGCAAACGGTTTATGTAAACAGCATCACTACTATTATATTAAACGAAAAAAAAAAGAGAAAATAGATGGCAAACTTTTATGAAGCATATCCTTGGCAAAAGGAAATGCACGAATCAAAAGCTAAAATTAAATTTGTACAGGCAGGAAGACGAGCTGGTAAAACTCGATCTGCTTTACAGGAAGTATTACACGTAATTAGACAGGCAAGTATTCAGCCAGTACAGTTCCCAGGTAAAAAAGAAAAGTTAACTGCTGAACAAGCAGGTCTTATACCCCCTATTCATATATGGACAGTAGCTCCTACACGTGCGCAAATGATGCAGGTATGGAACGAAATGCAAGCCTTTATACCCAAGCACATAGTACGTAAGACAAGAACCAAAGCACAAGGTGGCGGACGTGGTGGTGGATTTAAACAAGATGACTTGCATGTATGGCTAGACTTAAAAGATGAGAATGGGCAGTGGCTACCTAATAGATGGAGACAATCAGTATTTTGGGAACTTAAGTCAGCAGATAATCCAGAAGGTCTACAAACTGTAGGATTAGATTTTCTACACATGGCGGAAAGCCAGGATATTAAAGAGGCAGCCTGGAATAAGGTAAGGCCTACACTTAACTCACCTGGAAGATTGGGTAGGGCGATTGTTGAGGGTGTACCCCCTGATAGTACCCAGCATTGGTTTGCTAGGAACTACAAGATAGCAAAAGAAAACCCTTCTGATAGGCGACAAGCCTTTCATGCTTCCACTTTTGACAACCCCTACCTTACAGAAGATGACAGATTAGAAATACAAGAAGAAAAAGCAGCACTTACTGAGGGCATCTGGGATCGGTTTTATATGGCAAAGCAACCTGAAGGCGCAGGTAATTTCTTCAGGAATATAACAGCAGCATACTCTAAAGGCACATTTGAAATGGTGGGACCAGAAGATGGTAGACACTATGTTGCAGGTCTTGACTTAGGTAGAACTAATGATCCTACAGTTATGATAATTAAAGATAGAGTATCTAGACATTCTGTTGCACAGATAGAATTAATCAAAACAGATTGGTCTTTACAGGTAGAAACAATTAAGTCAGCCGCAGAAAAATGGAAAGTAGAAGAAGTATATATGGACTCTACAGGACTTGGTGGTAAATTTGGTGAAGACGTTTTATATCGAGAGCTTATGGAGCAATCTATTCCTGTCATTGGATATAACTTTACTCCTGGAAAAAAGTACCAACTGTTTTTAGATTACGCAATCTCATTAGAAAAAGAGACTGTTGCATTTCCACAGAGTTGGGTTAAACTAATAAGTCAGTTAGAAGACATTGCTCATAGGGAAACGTCTAATAGAGGACATTCTTTCTACACTGTATCTGGTGCGAATGATGACTGGGTTGATGCTGAATGTTTAGCATTAATGGCATGTGATCCTGCTGTTGAAACAGGAGATCAATTTAAAATGCCTCAGTCAAAAAGTGGCATAAAACCCATCAATAAAAATTATAAAGAAAAGGGTGGTAGGCTAATTCGCTGGAGACAGATGAGAAAAGAATTAGCTGAACAAGGATAAATCTATGACAATGAATTATTCAAGTGGATCGGGAGGCTTTGATCCACAAGAAGAAATAAACAGAGAGAGCGCAAACCCATTAGATGAACCTTTATTATCTTTGGAGTGGGTAGAAGGAACATTAGATGCAAAACGAAAAGAGTTCCAAGAGTTTTATGAAAATTGTGAAGAAGCAGAAGATTTTTATTTATCCAACTTTGATTTTGATGTCCCTGAAACTGGATCGCAAGTAAGACTAGGAACAGCACACTCAACAATTAATACTCTTGTTGCGCATGTTACCCCACAATTTTTAGACATATCTGTCCCTCCTCCAGGACCAAAAGGTGGCGCAAGAGCAGAACTGCTTGAGAAGTTTCTCAGGGGTGCGAATCATATGCTTGAGCAGTTCTCACCAACTCGTAGAGAGACTGCAAAACACATGGCTTTGTATGGGATTGCGTTTGAGAAAACGGAATTTGCAGCAAACAGATGGGACGATTTCCCAGAACCTCCAACTGAAGAAGAAGGAGATATATCTTCGTATCAACAGCAATTACAAGATGTATTAGACAGAAGAAATATTAACTGGCCTATAACATCTAACTGTATAAATCCTAAAATGATGGTTTGGGATACAAACAACATACAGGATCCAAGATGGGTTATGCACTTCTACGAAATAGAAGCATCTTGGGTTAAGGCACATTTCCCGTCTTGGGACGGACCAGCAGAAGGAACGGTAGAGTTTGTGGAAACCTGGACTCACTCGCAAGTGTGTTACATGGCAGAGGGTAAGTTTGCATTAGAGCCTAAGCGACACGGCTACAAGACCTTGCCCTTTACTATGTACTGGCCTCATACAGGTTTAATGACAGATGGAAACGAACCATCTACATTATACAGAGGCATCTTGCATGGTAACTTCGATATGCTTAGAGCAGAAAGTAGATTAGCTTCTCAGTATCTAGACATTGTTGGTAATGCTGCATGGCCGACTAGAGACTTTAGTGGACCACCAGGTATTACTGAACAAGTAATGGAGCAGTATGAAGAAACTCCTGGAGCTAAAAACTTCTTGCCTGCAAACGTACAGATATCACAATCTGAAACTCCTGATCCGCCAAACTCAATTATTATTGCGCAACAAATGATGCAAGGAGCTATTGAAAATAATACTGCTCCTGCTGTATCTAGAGGTCAAAGACCAACAGGTGCGGCTAGCGGATATCATACTGCTGTATTGGCAGGTATAGCATCACTTAACTTTGGTGCATACGTAGAGGCAGCGCAACGTGGACTGCAAGATAGAAATACAATTATGTTGCACATTATTGAAAATGTAATTCAAGATAAGGTAACTGTATTTGGTAAAACAGAAACAGGACCACTTGATGCAATAGTAAGACCTAATGATATTAGAGGTCACTATATGAATATTGTTCAGTTAACCCCTACTTCTCCTGAAGAACAGGAGAGAAAACTTAACTTGTATAACAACTTGTGGAGAACAGGATTTATAGACCAAGACTCAGCACTTAGAAAAGCAGGTGTATCTAATGCACTTGAAGTTAGATCAAAACTATTAGCTGAAGGTTTCTTAAAGAGTGAACAGGTACAGCAAGTATTGCAAGGTGAAGCTGCAAGAAGGATACCATTGTTGCAACAGATAGTAGAAGCTACAGGTACAGCTACAGGCCAAGAAGCAGAACAGATAGCCCAAAATATACTAAATACGCAAGGTGAAACGCAATTACCTAATGCAGGTAATTTTTCTACTGGTAACCAACCAGCAAGAAGCCCAGCTACAGAAGCTGGCAGAGTAGAACAATCAACTAGACCTGTTGTTCCAGGTTCTCTTAGAGAGCAGGAACTTGTCGGAAGACAAATAGCAGGGCCAAGAACTGGCAACAGGAGAGTTCCAGGTAGGGACTTACCGCCAGGTATGGGGAGATAATGGCAAAGGCAAAGAAAAACAGCGCAATAGATTTAGCTTTTGGAGAATTTGATACAATCATTGATACTTTTTTCAAAGAGGCATCTGCAAGTTTAAAAGACTTAAATAAACCAGAAGATCCAAAACAACCAAAACAACGAAAACCAAGGTTGCCAAAGTTTAGCAACCCATTTAACGTATAGATATGATATTTAGATATTACATAATAGGTGAAGACGGAAGGCCTTATGAACAGCAAGTAGAAGTTCAAGATAGACAAGGCAGGACTTACCTACAACTTGAAGCTGATGCTCAAAGAATAATAAACGATGAACTTTCTGAAAGTGGTGCTATCCAAATAACTTTACCAGATGCTGGCAAAGGATTGGATAGGTATGTTCCAGAAGTTCAAAATAATTTTGACAAAAAATCAGGAACAACTAATGTAGGCGGAAGAACTATAAATCTAAGTAATCCTAATTTTCCAACTATGCTAGAAGGAGGAACATCTCCTTTGCTTCAATCTGGAACTAATTTGCCACCAGCAGTTGCACCTACTATGCAGTTGGCGAGTTCCGAAGGAGCAAATGGTCAAACATTTTACGGAGATGTTAATACAGGTTATGGAGCAGGAACACCTGGAATGGCTGACAGCAGAGGAACAACATCTGCTGGAAACACTCCATTTAATATAGATGCAGCATTAGCAACAGGTGGGTTTACTCAAGGAATGAGTCCTGGAGGACCTGCTAATACTTATGATCCAACTAATCCATTAGCTTCTGGCGCAGGTACAGCACCTGACCCTTATGCATGGAATCCTGAATTTTCAAGACCTGACACAATAGATACTAGACCTGGAAGAACTCCTTTGACTCTTACTGGAGGGCAATTCGATTTTATGACTGATGAAAGTGGTGGATCTATACAAGGCTTTGAGAGCGCTGCTGCGAAACAAGCTGAAGAAGAAAGAATAGCAAGAATAGAAAGAATGGAAAGAGAAGCAGAAGCTAAAAGACTAGAAGAAGAAAGAATAGAAAAAGAAAAAGCTGGTTATTTAAGTAATAATAATCCTGTAAAAGATCCTATTGTAGACAAGGTTTCAGGTGGTGGTGATTGGGTACGAAAATTAGTAGATAGTAAGACATCTCCAGATGGAACATTATTAAGACAGTATGAATATACTCAATATTTTATAGATAAAAACAAAAAAAGAACAGGTAAAACTGAAACATCAAGTGCATGGTTTATAGTAAATGCTGATGGTGCAGATAATCTTCAAGATGCAGAACAATTTGAACTGCCTATTACTGAAGAAGCATGGAACGCTAATAAAGGCGTATTAACTTTAGATCCTAATGATATTTTATTCTTTCAGGTTAAAGAGGGAGCCATGAAAGATGAACTAGAAGAAGCATGGATGAGAGATGCAACTTCTGTAGAAGTTGATGTTCCTGATTGGTTTGAGTCTGTACTTAACGCTAATGGTAGATCAATAACTCCTACAACAAATATTGATGGGCCTAGAGATAAAAGAATTATATATGACTTTAGATCAGGAGAGTTTGATCCTACTGCGACAGGAGGTCCTCCACCAACAAAAGGATCACCAGAAGGTCCAGATCCAAAGATTACTGAAGATCCAACGATTACTGAAGATCCAGCAGCTGGTGCAGGTGGTGGAGAAGATGCTGGAGGAGGAGGATTAGGAACATTTGATCCTTCATTTGATTATGCAACAGGAGAACAGCTTCCAGGAGGTCCAGGAGGTCTAGGACAAACATTAGATCAAACTACAACAGATACAGGAATAGGTGGAAATATTATTTCCGTTAATCCTGTAATTAATTATCCAGGTGATGCTTTATCTGATTTCTTGGGGGCAGAAGGCTTTGCTATTCCAAGAGACTCAAAAGGCGACCAGATGCTACTAGACAGATTGACTGTACTGCCAGGATTTCCTGTTGATTTCTTAGATCCATCAAATCTATTTGTTGAGGTTGTTGAAGAAGTTGTAACTATAGTTCCAGGTGAACGTGAAGGCGATCCACCTATAAGACAAGTAGAAACTAAAAGAAGGTTTGAAACTAATCCTGCTATAAGTGCTACTCTAGAATTATATGGCAATAAGATTAAGCAAATTACAGGTTCACAAGAATCTATTGATAGAATTATACAATCTCAGATTAATGCTTCTGGTGGCTTATTAGGACCAGCATCAACATTATCATCAGAAGAATATGAAAACCTAGAAGTAGGTTTGAGAAATGTAGCCAGCTCAGGTGGAAGATTAACTGCACAACTTAAACAAGGCGCAGATGGTCTTTCAAAACTTGTTCAGGAACTAACACCATTAGGTAAACAAGAACTTACGCAAGAAGCACTAAGACAATCTGGTGGATTGCTTGGTGGTTATTATACTCAAGATGAAAAAGGTGAGGAAGTATTCCAAAGAGGTTTAAATCCTGAAGAATTATTAAATAATCAGAACCAACAAGAACTTCTTAGGATACAATCACAGAACTTGCCTGATTTGGTTGCATCTAGATATGGTGCTTTAGATGCGCAGAATCAAAGAAGATCTGCAATCTTAAATCAAATATCTAATATATATCAGAACCCAACACAGTTAGCTGCTATTGTGCAAGCTGGTGGTGGACCATTATTGCAATTACAACAGGAACTTAGAAGAACTGAACAATCTGTTCCAGGTATTCCAGCATATCCTACATCACCATTATTAGGCGCAGGAACAGGAGCGCAAGCTCAGGCAGGTACTCCTTTGCCACCAGGACAATCTGGAGATTCAGGTATACTGCCACAGGAAACTGTGCCAAATGTTAACCTAGATCCTACAAATATAATTGGTTATGCAGATGGTGTCCCAATTACAAGAGATAACGCTGTGCCATTTAGTGGGAATGCTGTGGTAAATCCTGCAACAGGTATGACAACAGGTTTGCCATTAATTCAAGAATATAATCCTAATTTAAGTGAAGCTGGATTTAATCAGCTTACACCTATACAACAGCAGCAAGCACTTGGATCAGCAGCAGTATTTGGAAAGACACCAGAAGAAGTACAAGAAGATTTATTAGACTTTACTCCATTAGGTCAAAGACAAGCACTATACGGAGTTGGAGGCACATCATCAGTTTTGGGTAGGTCATAATGCCAATTAACCCAGAGCTTATGAGATTAGTTAAAGCTAGACGAAATAGAAGACTAGCTGATGAAGCAATGACCATTGCTAATCAAGAAGAAGAAAAGATTGAGCCAGCAGACAGCAATCTAGTTGCTCAAGCTAGCCAGCTTAATACACCAGAAGGTCCTCTAGGCAATCCTTCGTATTGGTCAAAAGTTGGTGCAGGTCTTATGAAAACAGCTAAAAAACTTGCATACCCTGGTGAGGTAGGCGCAGGTCTTGCATTCCAAGCATTTGATAGTGATTCACGTAAAAGAAGAAGGGAAATACAAGATGCTACACCAGAAGATGATTTGGGAGACTTCCTAAAATCGTCTCGTAAAGCGTATCTTGAAAAAGATTTGCCATTATATGCATCGCTACCACTTGAAATAGTAGCTGATCCTCTTACATACATTCCATTTGGTTTAGCCGCAAAAGGAGCTAAGGTTGCATTTAAAGGTAAAGACGCTTTAAAGGCAGCAGGTAAAACAGTTGGTCCAGAGCCTAGGCCTTTGGGAATGATAGGGTTTGAGGAAATAATTAAATCTAGCGATGCCCCACTTAAAATATTAGAAAAAAGCAGAACAAATAAAATTGCAAGACATGCAGGTCCTTTGAAATGGGCATTTGGAATTGCTAAAGGGAAGGCAGGATTACTTGACCCTCATATACCAGCAAACAGAATACTCTTAAAAAACCTAGATATCGAAAGTAAGATTTCTGGTGTTGCAACGGCTAATACTGCAAAGGTAACAGGAGTTAAACAAGCATTTAAAATTACTGAAGATGGATTGATAGAACACCCAGACGAATTTTTAAATGGTAGGCATTTTTCTAGAGGGCTAGGAACTCTTTTTAATATTCCAACTAATCAGCCTAACTTAAACACTTTTGATGATTTAGCACGATTTATGACAACAAAAAAAGTTAAACAACAATTAACAACAAAAGGTGGGGGGATTCAATTTGTATTGGAGCCAGGTGTAGGTGAAACTAGATGGCTAGATTTATTGGCTACAAAAAAAGGTCTCGATACAATTAGAAACTTTAAATTTAAAGGCGAAAAACTTTTAAATGCAAATTTAACAGATGACCAGCTAAGAGCCGCAGGTAAATTTTTACAAGGTTTTGAATCATACGGTAATGACTTAGTTAAATATAGCCCAGGTATTGATTTAATCAAGGGTGGTTTCGTAGCAAGTAAAGTTTTAAAAATAATAGAAAATGCTAACGATATAGTTGCAAAAGGTGGGGGTAAGCGATTAACTCCACCAGGTGAACTTGGAAAGAGAACATTCACAGAGGAACTAGAAGACGAAATGATAGATGCGATTGTCAACAAAAGAATTAAATACATAAGTGATCCTGATGAAGCATTCCAAATATATGGCGAAAATGCTATGAGATATATGAATAACTCAAAAATGCAAACAGATATCCAAGGACTTGCAGCCAAAAATATTGGAGATGTTAAATGGAAAGCGAGTACTACGAATGAAATAGGTGCCATGAATAAGGTTAATGTTATTTTATCAAAAGCAGCAAAAGGTGTGGAGCAAGCAGCGGATAAGTCAGGCAGGCTTGGAAGACGAGCTGGAAAAAAAGTTATTAGCCAAGCAGATATTGCTGCATTAGATAAAAATGGCTATGGGTATTTAGCTAAGATAGCAAAAGAAAACCCCACAGATTTTGAAAAAATATTATTAGCTAAGAAAAATTTAGATGCAGATTTTGCTTCAAATGGTTCAAGAGTATTTGCTAAAGAAGGGCAATCAGGATTGCCAGCTAAGTTTAATCAATTCTTCTTTACAGGAAAGAATGCAGAAAAAACGGCAGCCAGATGGAGATCAATGACTGGGCTAGCAGATGATACGCAATTTACAGCATTAGCTAAATCGGCAGGTGCTATAGGTGATGTTATAAGAGTAGGTAAGACTGGTTTTGACTTTGGTTTTATGTTGCTTCAAGGATTGCCTATGCTAGGCAGAGCTGTAGTTAATCCGTCTTTATTTAAAGTGTGGGGTAAAGCAACAACAAATGGGTTCGAGGCATTTTTTTCTAAAGAGTCTACAGAAAGATTTATTAAAGAGTTATCAGAAATAACAGTATTAGATGAAGCTGGTAATACTATTAAACTCTTAGATGAGTATGTATTAAACGGTGGACAACTATCTAAGTATGCTACAGATGTATATGCTGGTGTACCTACTGCGCAAAGGTTACTAGATAAAGCGCCTGTTGTAGGTAAGAAAGTGAGTGGATTATTAGATAGATTTGAAAGATCCTTTATACACTCTGGGGATGTATTAAAAATTAAAGGTTACCAATATTTGCGTAATTCTGTATATAGAAATGCTGATAATAAAGCAGAAGCATTACAAGGATTAACTTCTTTCTTGAATAAAGCAACAGGTGCATTAGATCCTATAGCAGCTGGTATCCCAAGAAGTCAGTCTGCAGTAGAAAGAGCATTCGTATTTTTCTCACCAAGATATACAAGAGCTAGCTTTTCATTAATGGCAGATGCGTTTAGAGGTGGAGTACAGGGAGCAGAAGCTAGAAAATCTTTATTAGGGTTAGCTGGATTTGGTATGGGTACTTACATTGCTTCTTCGCTAGCTCTAGGTCAGGAACCAGAATTAGATCCGCGATCAAGTAAATTTATGACAGTTGAAATAAACGGAAATAGAATCGGTCTTGGTTCTTTTTGGATGAGCTTCGCTAGAGCTGCAACTAAACTGGGTGACAATATGTTGACTGATGAAGATATATTAGAAGAACAACAGAATAATCCTATATTCCAATATCTAAGAGGCAGGACTTCTCCTATTACTGGCTTAGGTTATGAGATATGGACTGGTAAAGATTACTTGGGTAGACCATTTGAATCTAACATAGATCTGTTAAAGCATATAGGTAAGGCACCACTACCATTTTCGATTGAAGGAGCGTTACTTGATGATGCTTATAATAATACGAGCGAAAAACTTACTGGAGCGCCTTTTGAAATGGGAGGTATGAGAGTAAGACCTTTATCTATATGGGAAAGAAGAATGGACTTTAGAGATGAGCTTGCATGGGAAAAACATGGTAAGCAATGGAAAGAGTTAAACCAAGTTCAAAAGAAAAATCTAGAAGCTGAATCAGAAAACCTTACTAGGCTTAACGAAGATGTAAAGAAGGTTGTTGCTGAAGGCGACAATAAAGTAATGGATCAACTTGAAGTATATTACGACCAACAAGAAGTAATACAACAAGAGTATGATAATGAATTAAGAGAAGGTATATCTCTAATGCAAGAAGAACAATTCTTTACGACAAGAGAACTAAGATCAGTGATTTTAAAGACTGCTAATAATAATAAAAGAATAGCTTATGACATTCTAAATAAAAGAACAGAAGAAGGTAAAGACCTTGAAGATGTAAATACATACTTTACACAAATGGCTCAGAAGTTTTCAGATGATACACAACCAGAGGATGTGGCATACAGAGCTTTCTTAACAGATATCATTAGTAATGAAAATTGGGATAAGCCAGGCGGATATGACTGGTTGGCTAGAGATGAAGCAATAGAAGATTTTAAAGTTAAATGGGGATCAGACATATTTGCATACGTAGAGGAAAGGCTAAAGATAGGTCAGAATTTGCCACCAATAATTTCAGAATATTACAATGCTAGAAATAAGTATCAGTTTTATTGGGATGCGTCTGAACAAGCAGTTATAGAAGATATGCCATTCCCAGAATACGCACAGAAACTAAGAACAGAATATATACGAGCTACTAGCACAGAACAATTAATTTTAGCAGAAAACCCTGATCTTAAAGAAATAAATAATAAGATAAGTGCCACTAAAAAATATCTTAGAGAAGGCAATCCTGGCTTAGATGCTTTCTTGTTTAGATGGGGTTACGCTGGAAAATTAAAACACCCCAATAATATTGGTGAAGAATATTTCTGGTTGCGGTCGCAACCTATTGAGCTTTCAAATTACGATACAGGACCTGTTGACTTTACTAACCCGTAAATGTTATCTTGTTAAAAAGCGCATAGTATTGCGTAAATAGAAATAGGAGTTAAGGCAACTATGGATGATAACGAAGTTAAGGCTTCAGAAGAAACTGTTACGGCAGAACAGCAAATAGCTGAAAAAATTAATGATGCTGCAAAGACACCAGTGGAAGCTCAAGGGCAACCAGAGGAAGAAAAGACATCAGAACCTGAAACTCTCTCAGCGGATAAAATTGCAGAAGTAACTGCTAAAGCCGCAGCCGATGCTGCGGAAAAAGCATTAAATTCTTTCCAAGGAAAGTTTGCAAATCATACTGCAAATTCGCAAAAAGAGTTACAAGATATGATAAATCAACAGTTAAAACCTGTGATTGATTGGACTGAAAAAGTTGAACAGGCGCAAGTAGAACAACTTGATCCTGAACAGCAGGTTGAATACTATAAAAGTAAGTTACAGCAAAATAAAACTGCCGAAGTTCCTGAACCCGAAAAGGTAGAGGGACCTACTGAAGCGCAGAGGATATTAGCTGACACTACTAAACAGTTAATCAAAGATAATAATCTTGATATAACTGAGTTTGATGAAAGAATATGGCAAGGTTGGAATGCAAATATGACACCAGGTGAATTAGTTTCACTGGCAAATAGAAACATTCAAGGTTTAAAAACACCTAAACAATCTGCTCCAGCTTCTGAACCAGCTCAGGAAACGCCTGCGCCAACGGTGCCACCTACTACTTCTGGTGCGCCAAAAGGTCCTGGATCTAGGGTTACAACTATTTCTGATTTATCTCAAATGATGGCTAGTGGTCAAATTGATGCTACACAGTATCGTGCAGCAAAAAAAGAAATTAAGAATAAAGGCTTTTCGAGCCTTTAAAAATTAGGAGATAAATACAATGGCAAGTGGATTGACATTATCGTCAAGCTCATCGCTGTCAGATATGTCTAATATTGTTATTGCTTCAGCAATAGCAAACATAGAGCCTGCTGGTCCTACAAACCAGTTGGTAGCAAGATATGATATTCCTCAAGGCGCAAAGCAAGTTAACATTCCAGTATGGGGTAGAAACGATGCTGCTGCACTTACAGAAGGTATAGATATCGCTGTTCCGCAACAACTTTCAGTTACTGTTTCTAGCATTACTGCTTCTGAACACGGTATCATGACTTTTGTTTCTGATAGATTAGCTAGACAAAATAACGAAGACATACTTTCGCACGTTGGAGAAGTACAAGGTGGAGCTTTAGGAAGATTACTAGAAAGTGATCTTACAACTCTGTTCGATGGGTTTTCAAACTCAATCGGATCAGCAGGAAGTTTCCTTACTTACTACCACGTTGCAGGAGCTGTGTCTTACTTAAAAACTGATAACAACGCTTCTTATGGTATGGCTCCAGGAACTGCTAGTGGTGTATTCCACCCAGAGCAGATCAGGGCGTTCGTACAAGAAGTAACTGGTATCCAAGGTGGTGGATCAACTGGTATGGCTGCACAGCCAATTCCAGAAGGTATAACTGCCGAAGTGGTACAAAACTACTTTAGAGGAAATGAGAAAGCATTTGGTGTTCCAATATTCCAATCAGGTGTATTGACAAGAGATGGTTCTGGTGACTCTAAGGGTGCAATTTTCGTTCCACAGGCTTTAGCTTTGGCTATGGCTCATGAAATGGAAGCTGAAGAAGAAAGAGATGCTTCATTAAGAGGTACTGAGATGGTTATGGTTGGTGAATGGGGAGAAGCTGAAGTAGCTGATCCTTGGGGTGTTGAAATGCTCGGTGCATCAGACGCACTGTAGGAGATTAGATGACTACTCAACAACAGGATTACTTTACAAAGATGATCGACAGCAATGAAGATCACTTGTATACAACTATCTATGATGCAACAAGTGGCGATCCTTTCCGAGTAAAATCGGATAGGGTTGGTCATTATTTATCAAAGATAAAAAGGGAGTCCAAGTTGGAGGGTAAAGAATTAGTCTTCTCTGGCGAATACATACCAGCATTCGTCAAAACTAAACAAGAAATTATTGGTTCTCCGTCTTCCAGCAAGACTGAAAGGGTTGCTCCTATCAGTCAAGTTAAAGCTGGGAAACGAAGACGAGGTAGGAGAGGTAGAAAGAAATGACTACTGAATTAACAGAACGATGGGAAACCATTGTAAAAGAACTTAAGTTTGAGAATAGGTGGAATGTTATTCTTGAGAAACATCTTGAGGATAATAAACTTACTGATCTTCCTGAACCTGAGTGGTCTGATGATCCTACTATGGCTTACATATACCTGCCTGCAAAATCACTTAACGGTGAAGTTGTTAGGATGGACAAAACCAAAGCCCGAATGTTTCCAGAAAGCATCGTTGGGTATCTTGAGAAAGGCGGACTGATGAAGCTCCCTGCAAAGGTTGAAGCACCTCAGAGATCGCAATCAAAAGAGCAGCTCCCCAAGATGGAAACGGAGAAACCAAATAAACCTGAAAAAATAAAACTACCTAAAATAGGAGAATAAAACAATGACTGTAGGTACTAGACAATACGAAAGTGTTAACTCTACTACTACTACCATGTCTGGAAACGCTGATTTAACTATCACTGCAGCTAGTGATAAGTTACAAGTTGTTGATCCAGGTGGTAGTGCTAGAAATTTGGACCTTGTTTTTGTTGATAGTTCTGAGACTGGTGTAACAACTGGTTTCGCTGAAGTATACATACAAAACGAGGCTGATGCAGACGAAGGGATAACCGTCAGAGATGGAAACAACTCTGACAATGCTATCGGTGTTCTTGACCAGAACGCTGGTGGATGGTTTAGATTCGTTGGAGGACAATGGGTGTCTTCAACATCTGGACTTAACTAAAATTAATTAGTTTATATTGGGGGAGCTTCGGCTCCCCCAGAATAGGAGCAATATGGCAGAATTTACGTTTGAAAAAGAAGAACCTAAGAAAAAATCTTCTAAGAAAAAAGAAGAAAAAAAAGTAGAAGAAACTACTGAAAAATCTGAATAAGGAGAAACATGGCATTTGGACATGAAAAATTAGCAGTCGATGCTACAGTTAGGTCACTAACAGTACCTAATGATGTGAACTTTGCACAAGTAAAAGTTGAAACAGCAGCAATAAGGTACAGACTAGACGGTACAGACCCAGCAACTGCTGTGGGTGTATTAGTTAGCGCAGGTGATGCTTTCACTATATACGGCAGCGACACACTAAATAATATTAAAATGGTTGAGGCTACAAGCACAGATGCAGTTATTAACGTATCTTACGGAACTGCAAACACTGGCATACATGGCGTTATTATAAATACAGCAGCGTAATAGGCTTATGGGTAAATATACTAAAGCCAACGTAAACAACATATTTAAAGAAGAACCTGAGATATCAGTTTCAGAACATACTGTCACTAAAAAAGGCAAGAAGATGAAAATGGTAATTCCAGAGGGTAAGATTGGATATGGTGATGTAGAGTCGCACGCCCAAATGGCAGGTGATTTAGCAACCAAACACTCTGACGATACTAAGGCAGGACAAAAGGCTTATGAAGAAGTAAGAAAACATAGGTCAGAAGATACTGGTTCAACTGTAGAAGAAAACGAACTTAAAATGGCGTATGCAAAGATGCAAGGAAGAATGCCAGTAATTCAAAGTTTTAATATACAAGACCCCGCAACAGGGCAAGTTATTGCTCAAGAGTTCCTGTTTATGAAAACAGACAAGAACGGTTTAAGTAGACCGCTTAAAATCAGAGTTGATGTTCAAACAGGCAAAACAACAGAGGTACCTTTATAATGGCAACAACTACATTAAATACTATGCTTCCAGCATTCGGCAGAACTATTGGTGCCTTTATAGGTTCATTTACTACTACAACTGCTATTGGTGCAACAGGATCATTAACTGTAGTAATTTCTACAGAACTTAAAGACTCTGGCTTTACTAATGATGATGCACTAAATGACACCTTTATTAAAATTACAAGTGCTAACAATGATGACACTGTAAGGCGTGTAACGGACTATACAGCAAGTTCTGGCACAATTACTATATCAGGTACTGATTTGACCAATGATAGTAGTACAAACGCTACTTTTGAGCTTTACAGATATGATCCTGACCAACTAAGAGATACTTTAAATGATGCAAGGTTGCAATCATTTCCACGACTATACAAAGAAGTATTGGATAGAGCTTTAACTGGAGCAGATGATATTTTAAGATACCCTAGACCATCTAGCATACCTTATAACTTTGTAAGGCAACTATATGTAGAGAACAGACTTGAAGCAAAAACTTTTGCAAATAATATTGTAAATACACTTAACTGTGACTTTGAAAGTTCTACCATAGGAGATGATTGGACAACCTCAAATATTACATTGGCTGCTGAAGCAGACACAACTACCCCAGATAACTGGGTTGTATTTGAAGGCTCTCAGTCAGGAAAATGCACTGTCTCTGCAAGTAGTACAGCAACAATATTAATGACAGTTCCATCAGGAACAAACTATGTTGGCGAAGAAATCAATATAGGAATATGGGTTTACTCTAAGACTGCATCTAGAGTTTCAGCTGCTATTCAACTAGATAGTGCAAGTGTATCTTCTAGTAGTGACACACATTCAGGTAATGGATGGGAACGATTAACACATACCTTAGTAGCAGATGGAGTTAGTACAAGTATTAAGGTTGGACTATCTGCAACAAGTGGTACTGCCTTTGTATTTTACGCAGACCAGTTAATTGTTACAGCAGGACCAGCAAATATACCACAGCTTCTTGGCGCAAGGATCAATACATGGAGAGAAGAAGGTGATGACATAACCTTAATACAAGGCGCAACAAGTGATAGAAATATTCTTGTAAGAGGTATGGGGCATTTATCTTCTGTATCGTCTGGTTCAGATACTATGGAAATAGATGAAAGACAGGCTAGATATTTATATAACGTGGCAGCTACATTGTGGTTCCAGCAAGATATAGACCAATTAGATGTATCAGATTTAAATGCTGCGCAACGTAGATACACGCATTTTGCTAATCTTGTCGCTCAGAATCATGGCGCAATGGCACCTATAGCTTTATATAAAGGAGTTGTTTAATGGCTAATTCGCCTTATAGCTCTGATATTGTATTAAGCAAAACCGATGGTTCAACTAGCCAGATAGGTTTAAAGTTATTTAGAGACGCTCCTAATGTGCCAGGAGGATGGAGAATTGACCATGTGTCGCCAGCTCCTCCAAGACAGGCGACCGACTCAGCTAACTATCAGCAACAATCCCCAGACATTGGTCTTGTATTAGATCAAGACTCTTGGCACAGAGGGTTTGGTGCTTCTAATATATCTAGGTTCGGAACTGCTACTGAATCAAACAGAGCAAGAGCAAGGTATGGATATTCTGATGGAGTGCTAGCTATGTTTAAGAATGAATTGTGTCTTGGCTATTTAGTAGATGAGTCAGATATATTAATTAGAAATGGAAGATTTGAAAATCTATCAAGTGATAGTTCTTATTCTGTATCACAATATACAACTTCAAATGCCACACTAGCTTCATCTTCAACGTATGTAAGAACAGGAAATAGAGGAGCTACAATTACTGCAACGGCTGATGATGGGTATATAGAGCAAACAATAAATTCTCCTACCTTATTTCAAAGCAAAAAAGTGTTTGCACATGCGTATTTAAAAAGAATTTCTGGATCAGGTAATGCAACCCTTCAAATTATAGATTCTGCAGGAACTACGTCTGCAACTGCTGTTACTGGTACAAGTGATTATACAGGCTCTGTAACATCAAGAACCGTTGATGGAAGCGCATCTAGCTTAAAGGTAAGAATTACATTATCCGCAAATGGTGACGTTTTTGCACTTGATGACCTGGCAGTTTTCCCTGAAGGAGGAGCTGCCTGGAGTGAACCACAAGAATTTAGCGACAATATTTATGCAGCTTGTGGTAGAGCAATATATAAATGGGACGACACAAATGAATTATGGAATGTTGTTTATTACGATGCGGCCTATGCTGTGACAGACTTAATTAGCTTTCAAGGTGCATTATACGCAGCCAGAGGCACATCTGCTAACTATTTAAGAAGCACAGACGGAACTACCTGGTCTAATCCTTCTACTAATTCAGGCAATAATAGGCTGGTAACTTATTTCCAAAGAGCAAGAAACGCATCAGGAGACTGGGCATTATTTAAAAATCGAACTAATAAAATCTCTATAAGCACAGATCCAAGTGATACAGCTAACTGGGGAACAGAGATAGAATGTGGTGATTCTAATAGAGATATAACTAATTTATTCTCAGCAAATGATAAGTTGTATGTGGGCAGAGAAGATGGATTGTTCCAGTATTCTAGGTCTGCTAATAAGTTTTTAGATTTACAACCAGAAGCTAATATGTTTCCAGATGATTCAAACTTTAAGGCAGCACAAGGTAGAGCAGGTGCAATATTCGCCGCAGGTGGAGATCAATCGTTCTTTAGAATTGACGTAGGTAATTATGATGGCGCTTACGTTTGGTCAGATTTATCGTATATATTTAAGGCTCCTGCCTTTAGAGGATTTGGAGGGCGTGTAACTGCACTTACACAAGATAGAAATAATCTGTTTGTCGCACTAGCAGATGATTTAGCATCAGAGAGTTCAGGTTTCCCTTACACTTTTCCGTTCTCTTTTGCAGGAGCCAACGTATCTAGGACAGTAAAGCTACTGTCTGTTCGTACACAACAAGAAGAACCAGGCGCACCTACTGAAGATGTGCCTCATACTATAGCTAACTTTGATGTTTCATCGGTTGATGCCATGGGTAAGTTTAAAGGTAGTGACAGAATGAGCTTATTTGTTTTAGGTTCTTTGGTAAATGATGATTCAAGTGATAGTAACAATAACTACGAACCAAGATCATTCAGGATTAGAATGCCAATTAGAAATGAAAACCCATCGCTTAACTCAGTATCTGAGCATGCCTTAACGGGTAATTTTTATACACCTTATGTTAACTTTAACTATCCTGATGTTAATAAATCAGCAATTAAAGTTACTATGACAGGTACGAACCTCGACTCTGCTACTTATGTAACCCTTTATTATAAGACAGATGATGATAGCGATAATGATAATATAGGGTGGAATACGTGGGGAAGCGATGGAAAGTTTACATCTACAGGGCAAACTGTAGCAGGTACATTTAGTTCAGCTTTAGTAAATTTTGATCGTATTAGATTTAAACTTGTATTTACTACAGATGAAATGTCAGTTTCACCTCGTATTAACTCAATAGTATTTCACGCAGCATGGAACCCTATTGATTATAGGAGATGGACAGCAGTAATTAAAATGTCAGATAGACGTTCTTTACAGCTAAGAAGGGTAAGAAATTCAGGGGTTTTAGCTACAGATGTTGCAACATTAGAAACATTGAGAAAGGAACCATTTGTGCAATTAAAAGATCCTGATGGCTCTACTCATTATGTTAATTTAAAATACAGCGATGCTATGACATCTTC